GGAACGGACACAGAGCCAATAGTTGGCACAGTTACCTTTGGTTATACTTCATACGAAGTTGAAACTCTATAAATTACAATTGACATTTTTATTATTTGTGGTATACTTCTATAAGTATTCTTTATAGAGGTAGATTATGACAGTAACATTAAATGGATTGAAAAAAATGGTCGCAGAAGACATGGTAATTGACGATACTGAATTGGATTTAGAATCGTTAAAAATACCACAATTGCACAACAAGTATCTCAACTTATACACAGATGAGAAACTCAATTTAGGCAGAATTCAGTCGGAAGTTAAGGCACTTATTAGAGTTAAGTGGGAATACTACACTGGAAAATTAGATGAAGATGAACTCAAAGAACTTGGTTGGGAACCTTTTCAATACAAGATTCTCAAAAGTGATATTGATAAATATCTTGAATCTGATTCCGACCTAATTGAAAAGAACCACAGACTTCTTTTTCAAGAAGAAAAGGTAAAATACCTTGATGCTATCGTGAAAAGTTTTAATGGCAGACAATGGAACATTCGCAATGCAATCGAATGGCGAAAGTTTGTGAGTGGTGTGATATGATTAACATCAATACAGATGTGATGAACAAAGTATATTTACATCAAGCATATCGGTATGCGGAGTCTAAAAGTTTAGACCCGTCTACACAAAATGCGGCCATTCTTTTACATCCAAACCCAGATATTGGAGTTTTGGTTAAAGCAGTGAACGGATTACCAGAAGGAAATCTCCAGAACAGAATGAATTTATATGAAAGTGAGCATAAATATTCATATGTGGAACACGCAGAAAGAAATGTCATATACAAAGCGGCTAGAAGAGGAGTGATTACAGAAGGATTAACAATGTATTGTCCTTGGATTTGTTGTGCTGATTGTGCAAGAGCAATTATTCAATCGGGTATCATAAAGGTCATAGGACACCTGAACTTGTGTCAAGAAACACCAAGTAGGTGGAAAGAAAGCACAGATATTGGTATAAGCATGTTGAAAGATTCTGGAGTCCGAGTTGGATTTTGGGCAGGAGATGTATCTGATGGAAGAGTAAACATCAGATTCAACGGAGGGACCTTCACACCGTAATGTCAAATATAACAGTAGAACTTGGTGATGATGTTCATATGAAAGTAATTTGCGACAGGGGTGTTGCAAAGGAGATTTCTGAGTATTTCACATTCACTGTGCCAGGCCACAAGTATATGCCATCCTATAAATCAAGACATTGGGACGGAACAATCAAATTATATAACATGTTTTCACAGACTTTATATCGAGGACTGCTAGATTACCTAATTCTCTTTGCAAACGAAAGAAAATACACTATTACCCTACCTGGCGGTATCAAAAACGACTATAAAAAAGAAGATGTAGAGAAATATATGACTGAACATATACAACCTCAAGCAATGGGGAAGGATTTGACGCCATTTCCACACCAAATAGATGCAGTCACACATGCTATGAACGATAAGAGATGTCTGCTTTTATCACCTACTGGTTCTGGTAAATCTCTAATCATATATTCTTTACTTCGTTATTATCTTGATAAGATTCCTAAAGATAAGAAAGTTTTGGTCGTGGTTCCTACGGTTTCTTTAGTATCTCAGATGCATTCAGATTTCGTAGAATATTCCAAGAAGAATAAATGGAAGGTAGATTCCAAGTGCCATTGTCTGTTTGCAGGAAGAAGTAAATCCACTGAAAAAAGAGTGGTAATTACCACATGGCAAAGCATCTATAAATTACCAGAGAAATACTTTAAAGATTTCAGTGTTGTTTTTGGTGATGAATGCCATTTGTTTAAAGCAAAATCTCTTACTTCAATCATGTCAAAACTGAAAAACTGCCCATATCGTGTAGGAACTACAGGAACACTGGACGAAGTTCAAATGCACAAACTAGTAATTGAGGGACTGTTTGGACCGGTATATAAAGTTACCACCACCACAGAACTCATTGAGCAGAAGATGCTTTCGGATTTAAAAATTGATTGTCTCTTGATACAATATGATGATAAGATAAAGAAACAAATAAAACGTGCCAAATATCAAGAAGAGATGGACTGGTTGATAGCGAACGAGAAACGCAATGAATTCATATCCGACCTTTCGATTAGACTAAAAGGAAATACATTAATATTATTTCAGTTTGTCGAAAAGCATGGTAAAGTCCTACATAGTATAGTAGAAGAGAAAGCAAAAGGCCGCAAAGTGTTTTTTGTTCACGGAGGAACGGATGTTGATATACGAGAGCAAATACGACATATTGTCGAAGACGAAAATGATGCAATTATCATTGCTTCCTACGGAACATTTAGCACGGGCATTTCAATTCGTAGATTACATAATATTATATTTGCATCACCATCAAAGAGCAGGATTAGAGTCTTGCAAAGTATTGGTAGACAATTGCGGAAATCAGAAAAGAAAGATATCGCAAAATTATACGACATCGGGGACGATTTAAAATGGAAGTCTTGGAAGAACCACACACTGAGGCACTTTATTGAAAGAATAAAGATTTACAAATCAGAAGATTTTGATTATACCATACACAAGATTAAACTATAGAGAGGGGATTATGAACACACCATACAGAATATTAAGATTAAGAAGCGGCGAAGACATCATAACCCGAATAAAAGGAAAAAGAGGCAACAAGTATATCATAGAAAGACCGATGCAAATGAAAGTTTCTTCTATAATAGACCCAGAAAATAACAAAGTTGTAAGAAAAGACTTTCTTTTACTCAGAGATTGGTTACAATATACTAATCACAACGAGACAGAAATCCCAGAAGATTGGGTTGCGATAATACTAACACCAGATGAACAAGCATCAGTTTCGTATGACCGTGCAAAAGAAGACGAAGATGTCGAACCAAGAACAGAATCAATTACTATACCAAACACAGAACCAACAGAACCTATGAACCCTCCTATAAGAAATAACATCGACCCGAATTGTATTATGGTGACATTAGCAATACCACCAATGATATTCGTTTCTTTGCTTTCTCAGGGTTTACTGAATGCAGGCCAGTTTGGTATAGAAGAAGATTTTGAAAATGAAAATGAAAATGAAGAAGAGGGACCTGGGAATTACCCAACAGATGGTTCACCAACTGATATAGAGGATTACTTTGATGATGAGGATTAATAATTGTGGCAAAAAAAGAAAAAAATGATAAATCAAACCATTACATAGATAATTCAGAATTCTTTATTGCTATGTCTGGTTGGAAGAAATTAGTATTAGAAGCAGAAGCAAGTGGCGAACCCAATCCTCCTGTAACGGAATACATTGGTGAATGTTTCTGGAAGATAGCAGAACATCTTTCATATAGACCAAACTTTATCAACTACCCATATCGGGAAGAAATGATAGGGGATGGTATCGAAAATTGTTTAATGTATTGTCATAATTTCGACCCAGAAAAATCAAAGAATCCCTTTTCATATTTTACTCAAATCATTTACTATGCTTTTTTGAGAAGAATTCAAAAAGAAAAGAAACAAAATTATATCAAATATAAATTAGCAGAAGCATCCGATGTCAATGGTAACATACCACGATGGTATTCGGAAACTTTTGCAGAAAAGGAAGTAAAGAATCCATATGCAGATATGTTTGGTTTAAGTGATACGGATTTAAAAAAGTTTGAACCAAAGAAGAAGAAGAAGTCTAAAAATACTAGTTTAGAGGATATTGAAAGTGAAGATAGCGATACTGAATGACACGCACTTTGGTGCCCGTGGTGATTCGCAATTGTTTTTTAATTATTTTATGAGGTTCTTTGATGAGGTATTTTTTCCTTATGCAAGCGAAAACAACATAAAGACTATAATCCATGCAGGTGATTTGATGGACAGGCGGAAGTTTGTCAACTTCAATATTTTAAATCAAATCCGAAACAATTTCATTGGAAAATTAAAAGATAATGATATAGAGATGCATTGCATTCTTGGTAATCATGATGTGTATTACAGAAACACAAATTCTGTTAATTCTGCAACTGAACTTTTTAAAGATGACATCACCATATATGATGCACCCCAAATTATAGAATTTGATGGTTTAAATATTGCACTATTGCCTTGGGTGAATAAAGAAAACGAAGAAGAGTCTATAGAATTTATCAAGACCGCTTCTGCACCAATCCTTATAGGACATCTAGAACTTGATGGGTATCAGGTAATGCGAGGTGTGAATTATCAAGGTGGGATGAACTCAAAACTATTCGACAGATACGAAAAGGTTCTTTCTGGTCATTTTCATTGCCGACAAGAGAAAGACAATGTGTATTACATGGGAACACAATATCAAATTACCTTTGCTGATTTAAATGAAACAAAGGGATTTCATGTTTTGGATACAGATACCCGTGAAATAGAATTCATCGAAAACCCATTGAAAATGTTCCACACATTAAAATATAACGACAGTGATGGCCCATTAGACCCCGACACAATCGATTGCTCTGGACTTAAAGATTCATATGTCAAATTGTTTGTAGAATCGAAGAAGCACCCATACAGTTTTGACCGAGCGATGGATAAATTATATGAGTCCGGCGTTGCAAAGATTACAATCATTGAAGATATCATAGATTCTGAATGGACCAAAGAAGAAATAGTTGACTTAGCACAAGATACTGTTACACTAATTAATAATGAGATTGATGCTATTGAAGAAGTGCAAGATAAGACACGAATGAAGAAACTTATCAAGGATTTGTATATGGAGAGTTTGTCATTATAATATTCCAGACATTAAGTTGGAAGAATTTTCTTTCAACTGGCAATTACAAAACAACTATTGACTTTACTCGTCATCATAATAATCTTATCTCTGGAGAGAATGGCGCAGGTAAGTCAACGATGCTTGATGCGTTGACATTCGCCTTGTTCGGAAAGTCATTTCGTGGTATCAACATCCCACAACTTGTCAATTCAATTAATGAGAAAGATTGCGAAGTAGAAATTACTTTCACTGTCGGCTCAGATGATTATCGAGTTGTCCGAAGTCTCAACCCAAAAAAGTTTGAGATACACAAGAATAACGAGATGTTAGACCAAGATGCAAAAGCAAGAGACTACCAAAAGATTTTAGAAGAACAAATTCTCAAGATGACATACAAATCATTTTGTCAGGTGGTAATTCTCGGTTCATCCAACTATGTTCCGTTTATGCAATTAAGTGTCACAGACAGAAGATTAGTTGTAGAGAATCTACTTGACATAGATGTATTCTCTGTGATGAATACACTTGTTCGCTCAAGACTTCAAATGACGAAAGAATATGTCAGAGACACTGATACCAAGATTGAGATTGCAAAGAGCAAGGTAGATGAAAAGCAAAAATTAATCAACACTCTAGAAAAGAAGTCTAATGATTCTGTCGATAATTACCATGTAGAAATTGAGAATTCAAATAAGCAGATTGAAGAACTGCAAAAAGAAATTCAAATTCAACAAGGAAGCGTAACTGGTCTTCTGGGAAACATAAAAGATAAAGACACTATTCCTAAATCTCTTATTAGTATGGAATCTTCCGAGAATCAACTTAAAAATAAAATAAAGAGTATACAAAAAGAAGTAAAATTCTATGAAGTAAATGATACTTGTCCTTCCTGCAAACAAGATATTCAAGAACATCACAAAGAATGTGTGTTTGACGAGAAAAGCAAAGAACAATCAGAAACACAAACAACTCTTGGTGTATTGGCAGAACAAATTGAACACACAGAAAAGAGAATGGGCGACATCAATTCTATTCTTGATACTGTCCATAATATAGAAAAACAAATAGCAGGGAAGCAAAATGAAATAAGTGCTTCTTCTCAATATGTCAATAAACTGCAAAAAAATATTGAATCTGTGTTCACAGAAGGAACAGAGGTTCAAGAAGCAAAAGACGAACTCAACCAACTAATTGGCGAGGGAACGCAACATGTCGCAAGAAGAAAAGAATTAATCGAGGATAAGCATTATCTTGCTATTGCTTCTACTCTTTTAAAAGACACCGGCATCAAAGCAAAGATTATTAAACACTACTTGCCAATTATGAACAAATTGATTAACAAATATCTTGCAGAGATGGACTTCTTTTGTCAATTTAATCTTGATGAGAACTTCAATGAAACAATCAAGAGTCGCCATCGAGATGAGTTTACATACTACAGTTTCAGTGAAGGTGAGCGATTGCGTATTGACCTATCGCTCTTACTTGCGTGGCGAGAAATTGCACGACTCAAGAATAGTGTGAATTGTAATTTGTTGCTTCTGGATGAGGTGTTTGATTCCAGCCTTGATGCGGTCGGCACAGAAGAGTTCTTAAAACTTTTAACATCTTTCGGAAATCGTGCAAATATATTTGTAATTTCCCATAAATCTGATACAATGACAGATAAGTTCCAGAACCATATTGTGTTTGAAAAGAAGAACAACTTTAGTAGGATAAAATGAATATATTTAAATTAGATGAAAGTCCAGTAGTTTCTGCCAAATATGCATGTGATAAACATGTAGTAAAAATGATTCTCGAATCAGCACAGATGTTGTGTTCTGTTCACCCAGAAGGAACTGCACCATATAAGCGTTCACATTATAATCATCCTTGCACCAAGTGGGTTCGTGAATCTGCAAGAAATTACGAATGGTTATTGCTACACGCATATGCGTTGTGTGATGAATATACACGCCGATATGATAAGATACACAAGACAGAAAAAGTAATTGAGTGGTGTGATAAGAATAGGCCAGAATTACCAAACATC